TCTTCACTATGAGTACGGCTGTTACGGGCATAGGGAATCAAGTCAGCGACCGAGACCGTTTTTATAGACGGGAACTTGTTCACTCATACCTCGCTGGCTTTGATTTCTTTGCCATGCTCATAGCAATAGCCACCGCCTGCTTCTGAGGCTTTCCCGACTTCATCTCAGCCTTGATGTTCTTAGCTACTGTCTTCTTGCCATAACCTTTTTTAAGCGGCATAGAGCCTCCGGCCAAAATGTTTTCCCCATAGGGGCAGTGATTGCATCATACCCGCCCTTAATCCCAAAGGCAAAAAAGCCCCAATAATCTTGCCAAGCGTGATGCGAGCTACCACTGCGCTAGCCGCATGAAAATCTCGCGCATCCTCGAGGGTAACTGGTAACTCTCCCTAAGGAGAGAGTTACCTAAAGTTACCCAATTTCGGCTGTTTTGCCCCCCTTTGGGTAACTGAGTTACCTCGCAAAAGTTACCTAGTTACCTGAATCAATATACAGTAGTTTTACCCTGTTTTTCTCATCATCATGGCGCTTGCTTCTACCTCGTCGAGCATGATCCAGCCATGCTCATGTGATGCAATAATCTCGCCTATCAGCAGATCGCTGACAGGTTTTCCGATCGCCGATGGCTTGGTGTACATTTTGGCCGTGCCTTCTGTCAGCCCCTGATTGGCGACAAGATATTCGATAAAAGCGGATCTTGACACATACGGCACCCCGCCTCGCTCCTCTGCCCCGCCATGCCACCAGGCAGACTCAAACATCTTTTTGTGCTTTGAGAGCTTGTCCTGCTTTTCCGTCTTGGCGGGAGCATCTGCTGCCACGATCACGGCGGACGTTACCTGCTCGCCATCCTCATCGAGCCAGCCGGTGATTGGCACAGACTTCAGGTGGACATAGAGAGGCATGGCTGTCTCAGCGTCCTTGCTCTTGCGCTGCACGATCTCGATGGGGGCATCCTCGGCCTTTGGCGGCACTATGCTGATCTCGATATCCAGAGCGCCGCGCCATGCGCTTGATCCTCTGGCACGGTGCTGGGCCTCCTCGGAGACCCCAGTGTGATGCACCAGCAGGACGGAGCAGGAAAACTCCTGCATCAGAGCGTTGCAGGCATCCAGCATGGTCTTGGCGTCTTGTGCGGAATTCTCGTCGCCCAAAAGGAAACGATGCAGGGTGTCCACGATGATGATGCTTGGCGTTATGCCCCCGCCCCGTATCGCGTCCCGTACTCGCTGGTAGCCAGCCGGGGTATTCAGGTCGCAGCCATCGCGTGAGAGGTGCATATTGAGGCTTCCTGAGACATTGCCGCCAGCATGATACTGCTTCCACGCTGCAATGCGCCCACGCAGGCCGTGATGGCCTTCTCCGGCAAGGTAGACCACTGCCCCTGCCTTGACCCGATTGCCTTGCCAAGTTGTTGTGTTGTCGGCATTGGCAGAGGCATTGGCAGAGGCAATGCGAAGGCACATATCCAGCACCACAAAGGTCTTTCCCCCGCCTGACGGCCCGTGAACCATGATCAGCGCGTCTTGCTGGAGCCAGTGCTTGACCAGCCAGCCTATCGGGGCAGGCTGGGCGCAGAAGTCGTCGGCAGGGATAAGCCAGCCATCCGCCTTTGGTAATAGCAGGCCAATCAAGTCATGCCCCGCTTGAGCGTAGTCGTTCGCGTCCCCAGGCAGGGGCGGCATGATGACCCTTGCACCGTACTTCGCCGCCGCTTGCTCGGCGTATCTCATGCCAACGCCTGACTCGTCATTGTCGGCCACGATGACCAGATCATCGTGCTGGCGTCTGATTATCTCTGCCACCGGCACAAGGTTGCTCGCGCTGTAGGAGATGAAGACGGGAGCGCCGGTCACTTCGTGGATGGTCGCTGCGGTCGCGAAGCCTTCGGCCAGATAGACGGTCTTCGCGCCATCGACCACGCCAACGCTCCAATACCTTGCGCCGGTCTGCCCGCCGGGGTGGTACTTCTTCTCGCCGTCTGCGCTGATATATTGCAGGGAGGAAAGCTCGCCTGCATCATCATACAGCGGCACGATCAGGCGGCCATCGCCAGTCACTCTTGCCCCGTGCGGGTGTACGCCCTTGCGGGCCAGATAAGGGTGGTCGGCACTGGCTGCCCCGGCATTGACCCATATCTCGCTCACCGTGTCCGCCGCCACCTCTCTTGATCGCGCCAGCTCCTCGTCGCGCATCCTGCGGGCCTCGGCCATGCGGCGGCTGTTTGCCATCTCCTCGGCCACCGTGAGCTGGCGGCCAATATCGGCCTTGAAAGGGTGCTCCAGCCCGAGCCGCCAGCAGCCGAAGTGACCGGCAGGGACGCCATCGAGGAAGCCTACATAAAAGCCGCTCTTATCCTGTCCGCCTCGGCCCTTCGTGCCGGTCCTGAAGCGGTGAATCTTGCCATCAAATACGATGTGATCGGGAGCCTCAAGCCCTGCCGCAATCATGGCCTCCCGCATTTGTATCTCAGGTGGCGTGACTATTATTGTCTGCGCTGCCGGGGGCGACCACGGGCCGCCGAGTATCTTGGTAAGGTCTGCCATTATTCTGCTGCCCCTTTAAAGTACAGGGTCAAGCGGCGCATGGTCTCCAGCGTGGGGTTGGTCTTCTCGCCGTCCCGGATTGCCCGCAGCGTGTTGTAATGAAGCCGCGCCCCATCTGCAACGACCGCAAGGCGGCGATCTGCCAGCTTTTGCTTGATTTCGTCTAACTGCATGATTTCATTCATATTTAGAAACTCCTTCAAAAGTGTGTTTACATACTAATATAAATTGATTATATTGTATAGCACATCGCAACCGGATAGGCCGAACGCGATGCAACGAGAAAAAGGGTTCCAAGATGGCTATACAGTTGAAAAACACGGCGGGAGTGACCGCCAACGGTGTCAAATTGCTGGTCTACGGTCATGCCGGTGCGGGTAAAACCACACTGGCGGCCAGTATGCCGCGCCCGATCATCATATCAGCCGAGGGCGGGCTGCTGTCCATTCAGGGCGCTGCGCTGCCGTACATCGAGGTCAGCAGCATGGATGCTCTGCGCGAGGCGTTTGATTATGTCAGTGGCTCCCACGGGGCGGAGTTTGACTCGATTGTGCTGGACAGCATCAGCGAGATTGCCGAGGTGGTCCTGATCCATGAGAAGGCAGTCAACAAAGATGGGCGGGCGGCTTATGGCGAAATGGCAGTTCAGATGACAAGCATTATCCGCGCATTCCGTGATCTGCCCGGCAAGCACGTTCTGATGACAGCGAAGGTTGAGAAGTCGCAAGACGAAACAGGGCGCATCCTTTACTCGCCATCAATGCCGGGTAACAAGGTTGGGCAATCCCTGCCCTACTTCTTTGACGAGGTGCTGGCCCTGCGCGTAGAAAAGGACGCCGAAGGAGTCGCTCAACGCGCCCTGATGTGCGACTCAGACGGACTGTGGCTTGCCAAGGATCGCAGCGGCAAGCTGGACGCATGGGAAGCCCCAGACATTGGAGCAGTCATTAACAAGATCGGCGGTGCAATATGAGCCTGTCCGACTTGTCAGCGCAATGGATAGCGGCCAAGGACGCCGAGAAAGCAGCTCAGGAGGAGCGCCGACTGATTGAGGACAGAATGCTGTCGCTGATCGGCCTGCCGGAGGCATTTGATGGCACCGAGAACGCCGATGCGCCAGGCTTCAAGATCAAACTGGTCGGTCGGCTGAACCACAAGATCGACAGCGACAAGCTGCAAGAAATCGCCGCAGAGAATGGCTTGACAGATCACCTGTCGAGCCTCTTCCGCTGGAAGCCTGAGATAAATGTCAGAAGCTGGAAGGCTGCTGACGAGAGCATCACCACCGCATTGCTTGAAGCAATTACAACAACACCCGGACGTCCGTCCTTTTCAATTGAACATCAGGAGAAATAAACATGGCCTTTTTAAACGAGACTTTCAGCACCGACGACCTGCCAAAAGGCAACACAGGCGACTACACCCCGCTGCCCGATGGCTGGTACACGGCGAGCATCGCAGCAGCAAGCCTTGAGACCACGAAGGCGGGTACAGGGCAGTATATCAAGGTGCGCTACGACATTACCGGCCCAACGCATCAGGGGCGAGTGGTGTTCGGCAACCTCAACATCCGCAATCCAAACCCCAAGGCAGAGGAGATCGGTCGGCAGCAGCTTGGTGATGTAATGCGCTCGATTGGTCTGACGAAGGTCTCCGACACCGATCAGCTTATCGGCAACCGTTGCTCGATCAAGCTGACGACAAAGACCTCCGAAGGGTACGAGCCGTCGAATGAGATCAAGGGCTGGAAGGCCATCGAAGGCGGCGCAATGCCCAAGCCTGCTGCACCGGCAGCCGCTGCAAGTACGGCAGCAACGCCACCAGTCTCCCCACCCTGGGGCCGCAAATAATAACAGCAGGGCAGGGGCGGGAAACCGTCCCTGTAAGTTTATGACCGCAATTCCCGAAGCAATGAACACCCTTTCCGCCAGCATAGATGCTGCACACGAAGCCCGCGCCGAGAATCCACGCGCCCACATGGGATGCTCGATGCTTGGCGAGCCGTGCGAGCGCAAGCTCTGGCTGTCATTCCGTTGGGCGGTCATTGAGCCGTTCCCCGGTCGCATCCTGCGCCTGTTTCGACGCGGGCAGAGGGAGGAGGAAACAGTTGTTTCCGACCTGCGATCTGCCGGGTGCCATGTAACCGATACCGACGAGAGCCAGAGCCAGGTTGATTTTGGCTGTCACGTTTCTGGCAGCATTGACGGAATAATTGAATCTGGCGTGCCAGAAGCACCGCGAAAGCATCATGTCCTGGAGATCAAGACGCACAGCCTGAA